ATCTGTGGAGCAACAGAGAACTTAGATTTTCATCATTTCAACGGATTAACAGAGTTGTTAGAATCTTGGTTGAAAAAGAAACAAATCCAAGTAACAGAAGAAGAGGACATTTTAAACCTTCGAGAGCAATTTATTGCTGAACACAGAACGGAACTTTATGATGAGGCTGTTACTCTATGTCACGAACATCATTTGAGGTTACACTCCATCTATGGTAAACGACCTAAACTCGTAACAGCAAAGAAACAAATTAGATGGGTGGGTATACAGAGAGACAAACATGGCATGGTATGACAGATTTATAGGAAGGACGACAGTAGCAGATGAGGAGAAGGAAAACCCTTCTCAGTATCTTATCGCCCGTGACGAAGGCTTTGATATAGGGTCTCGTGAGGTCGTAACCAACTATAGAAACGCTTACGAACAACTAGAGGTAGTAAACCGCGCAGTTAACATGATAGTGGACGACGCAGCGGATATACCGTTTGATGTTGGTGAGCCAGTACAGGGAGTTAATAACATTATTAAGAATATTAGACGATCTAAAGTCGATATACTACTTAATAAAGAACCGAATCCCTTTCAAGATATAAACTCGTTCAAGAGAAATTTAGTCATTGATTTACTACTAGATGGTAATATCTTTGTTTATTTTGACGGAGCACACTTATATCATTTACCAGCAGAACACATGACAATCGAAACTGATGAGAGAGATTATGTTGGAAAATATACTTATGATCACAGTATCGATTATACTCCTAAAGAGATAATTCATATCAAAGAAAACAGTTTCAACTCTATTTATAGAGGTGTTCCTAGACTTAAACCAGCGTGGAGAACCATGCAGTTACTAGGAAGCATGAGACGATTCCAAGATAATTTCTTTAAGAACGGGGCGGTACCCGGTTTGGTACTTAAGTCGCCTAACACTCTTTCCGAGAAAATCAAAGAAAGAATGTTACAGGCTTGGGTTGCTAGATATAACCCACAATCGGGAGGACGTAGACCGTTGTTCCTAGATGGTGGATTAGAAGTGGAAAATTTGACGGAAGTCAATTTTAAGGATTTAGACTTTCAAGAAGCAATTGCTTCAAACGAGAAGATAATCCTAGAAGCGATGGGTATACCACCCATCTTATTAGACGGTGGTAATAACGCGAACATTCGTCCGAATCACCGATTATATTACTTAGAGACCATACTACCAATTATTAGAAAATTTGGGTATGCTTTCGAGAGGTTCTTCGGTTTTAAACTAAATGAAGATGTAAGCGATGTGCCTGCACTTCAACCAGAACTAAGAGATCAGGCGAGTTACTACGCAACTCTTGTAAATACGGGAATACTAACACCGAATGAAGCAAGGGAGGCACTGAGACTTGAGACGATTGACGGATTTGATACACCGAGAGTTCCTGCAAATATTGCAGGTTCAGCCGCAAATCCAGAGGAAGGTGGGAGACCAGAAGAGGACTCACCCATTGAGGAAGAATTATGACAAAAAATATGATGCTAAAGGCTTTATCAGAGTTCATCGAAAGCAAAGGTGCTGAAACGATGACACTGGCAGAGTATAAGGCGGAAGGCAATGATGTTCCTGTGAGAGATTATCTTTTACGCAGGAAATTCGGATCATGGAATAGGGTATTAGCGGCTGCAAAAGCAAGGTTCCCTATAAATGCCCCAGCGCCAACTCCTGAGCCCGAGCCAGCCCCTAAAGCTGCGCCAAAGGCAAAGAAGTCAGCTAAAAAGGAGAAGTAACTATGGAAAAGATTTTTCATTGGAGCAACTCTTTTAAGACTTTAGGCGAAGCCGATGACGGTGGACTGGATATTAAAGGATCAGCCAGTACCAACGCAATGGACAGAGCTGGAGATGTTATTGAACCAGGTGCTTGGACAAAAGGTGGATTAGATAATTATAAAAATAATCCAATCCTTTTATTCAACCACAACTACGACCGACCTATTGGTCGTGCAAAAGAATTAAATGTCAGCGAAGACGGCCTAGATATTACAGCACGTATATCTAAGTCCGCTGGCGAAATTAAAGATCTTATTAAAGATGGCGTTCTTGGAGCTTTTTCTGTTGGTTTCAAAGTCAAGGACGCTGATTATATATCAGAAACCGACGGATATAAGATAAAGGACGCTGAATTATTCGAAGTGTCTGTAGTTTCGGTTCCTTGTAACCAAAACGCAGTCTTCTCTGTATCTAAATCATTTGATACAATGGAAGAGTACAATAAGTTCAAGAAAGACTTTATAAAGACTAACTCAACTGAGGAAATGACTGAAGTTGAGCAGTCAAGCGAGGCGAGAGCCGACAAAACGGAGACTAAAATGTCAGAAGAAAGCAAAACTCCTGAAATTAGCCCTGAGTTCGACCTAGATGCATTTGCAAAAGAAGCAGCTGAAAAAGCTGTAGCTTCTTACGCAATGAAACAGGCTGAGCTTAAAGCCGCAGAAGATAAAGCAAAAGCAGACGCAGCTGAACAAGCAGCAGAAGCAGAAGCTACTCAGAAAGCAGCAGACGAAGCTAAACAGACGGAACAGAAAACCATAGTAAGAGCAGTTACTAGTGGTGCTGAAACATTAGTCAGGGATATAGAGACCCGCGTAAATGAAAAGCAAGAAGATCTAGGACAAGTAGTCCGTGAACTTCAAGCTGAGTTGAAAGAGAGATCTGAAGACATCATGAACATGCGTGAATCTAAAAGAATCTTCGAGAATAGACGCGATAATGGCGACTGGAAAACAGCATTTGCTGACGATGTCGTTGACGCAAAAGTTCTCGGATTAGCAACTGGTCGTGGCTACGATACAGATTATGCTAAATCTACAATGGAAAAAGTTAACGCACATAGTGGTGTTGGCGTTTCATCTGCAGATTTCGAGCAAATCGTATCTACGAATGTAGAAAGGGATATTCAAAACGAATTAGTTTTGGCTCCTCTATTTAGAGAAATCCCTATGTCAGCAGCGAACATGATAATTCCTATCCTTCCAGATAGTGGTTATGCAGAGTTCACAGCTAACCAGGCAGCTACAGGGTCTAGCCCTCACGGTAACTTAGCACAAACAGGTGATACTTATGGATCACCATACGGTGGTGTTGATCTAGCAGAGAAAACTCTCACAACTAAGAAATTGATTTCACAATCATACTTAGGAAATGAAACAGAAGAAGATGCAATTATGCCTATTCTTCCGTTAATCAGAGAGTCAATCGTAAGATCTCACGCAAAAGGTATTGAAAATGCAATCCTATTAGGAAATCATTCAACTGGTGTATACACATCAGGAACGTTTGATGGTCTAGTAACCATGGCAGCAGCTGATAGTGATCAAACACAATCAACTACAGCCGTTGCAACCGATACTGTAACAGCCGCAGAACTTTTAAGTTTGAGAAAGAACATGGGCAAATACGGAGTTAATCCTAACGACGTAGTTTATGTAGTATCTCAAGCAGTGTACTTCCAACTATTGGAAGACGCAGAGTTCCAAGATGCTAACCTAGTGGGCGATATGGCTACTAAACTTAATGGTGAAATTGGACAGGTATTCGGATCAAGGATTCTTCTTTGTGACGAGTTCCCTGCACAAGCAGCCAACGGGTTTGGAGCGATAGCAGTTTATCCTAGAAACTATGTAATGCCAAGATTACGTGGTGTGACTCTAGAGTCAGATTACGAAGTGGCAAATCAGCGCAGAGTACTTGTTGCTTCACAAAGAATTGGGTTTGACGATTTAATCGCAGGCGCAACTTCGAAGTGGGCTTACAAATACAAAGCTAGTTAATAGTTAACAATTTTGTGGTGGGGGTTCGCCCCCACTACAATATTTTTTGAGAAGATTATGGCAGATTTAATAACAGTTTACGAATATAAGGACGCGGAAGGCATGAGAGGCGAGAAGGACGACGATCGTCTTGGTGTTATTGTCCCTCAAGTTAGTGATCTTGTCAAAAAATATTGTGGAACAACATTTATTGATTACTTTAGTACTGATAAAGTAGAAACCTTTTCAGTAAGAGACTTATACACTCAGGTAATAATTTTGAGTGAAAGTCCAGTAACAGCAATAGATAAAGTAGAAGAAAGAACAGCATACTCAGAACCTTATAGTGAGTTAACTACTGGTAATTACGAGTATTACTTCGATAGTGATGCAGATGCTGTAATTAGAACTACTAAGAACGGAGAAAGAGCAAGTTGGGCAAAAGGCGAAGGAGCAGTTAAAATAACTTATAATGCTGGATATAGCGCTACACCCAAAGATTTGCAATTAGCAGTTTTTGATTTAATAACTTATTATTTAAAAGATGAGCATAAAGCCAGAATGAGCTTAGGCGGAGCAAGTGTACAGAATCAGTCTACTGCAGGTCTTCGAAATAGTACTGACTTTCCAGATCATATCAAAAGAGTACTAGATTTACATAGAGTCGTGATATGATTGATGATGTCGCAGATTTACTGATAGAACAAATAGATATGAACTTAAGAGGCATCTTTGATCGTCTCCATAAGCATAGATATACTTATAGTTTACCTGTCTGTAGAGCAACATTAGCAAATAATATAAGTGCTAACTATTTAGAGTACCAAAAGAAAAACGGATTTAGTAAAGCAGAGTGTGCACAAATGGATTTAGATGTAGAAACTGCATTTGGTGGCTCATTAAGAGAATGTTTTAGAGACTGCGCAGAAAAAGGCGTTAAAGAAAAGATGCTTATAAAAGACGAAATCTTTAAAATATGGCGGTCAACTTGGAAAGGTGTTGCTGAATTTCAAAGAAGTAATATGTCAGGAAGCGATGGCAGTGCAATCTCAATACTATTGAAAGTAGGTACCATAGGAGCAATGAAAGAGTATATTGATGATAATGGTAATGGGACAGGTAAGTATTATAACTTAGTAAATAATTGTACTAAAAAGCTTTATTCAAATGCAAGAACTGTTGCTTTTAAAGAATTTGCTAGGTATTGTGAACACGCAGCCGCACGAATGAAAGGTGGTAGTGGCGATACAACTATGCGGGAAGCGAAAGGTAAAGTTACTCCTGTTAAAGCACATGGAGAGGCAATGGAAGTATTTGCCGGTCAGGTTGTAGGAACTGATGGCGAAAAGATGGGAATAGTTAGACCAAAAGGTACTAAAAACCAGACAACAGTCGCAGTTTTAGCTATGGCTAGAAACTTTGAGCAAATGAAGGCAACAACAGCAGATAAAACATACTCTGAAGAAATAACAAACAAAGTAACTGTTGCAAGAGACATGATTACAAACTACTTAGAGAACAGATATCAGTTAGCTCAATATAGAACTGCTGATAAATGGGAGTTTAATGAAGAAGTAGTTGTTCATATACATGCTACAGATCCTAAAGGTAATAAAGACTTTCAAGAAGGTAATTATGATAGACCTGGAATAGAGAAAAATATAAAAGCCTTTGTTGAAAGAGAAGTTAAACCTGCTTTATTAAAAGGAATCAGTAAAAAGACAGAATTAGCAAAATGGACAGAGATGTCAGGATCTACGCCTAGAGGCAAGATAATAGAAAATCAAGTAAAGAAAAACTTGATTGAGCAGCTTTTAAAAATTAAAGGAACTAGACCCGATTTTAGATTAAAAGTAAATAAAAGACTTTTAAAACAAGCAAATAAAGACGCTAAAGTTAGGAAAAAGTCAAAAGAAAAGGCGGGTAAAAGAAAAGCTAAGACTATAAGTAAAGGTATCGTTTTAGCAAGAGCAGCCACAGATAGAACACAGAAAAGAAGAAGAGCGGCGGGAACACAACCACAAAGTAAAGTAGCCCAAAGCCCTGTAGCTTTAAGAAACCTGCTTAATGAGGCACTACCTCAACAAGTTGCAATGAATATGGGTTCACCTGCTTTAAATTATAGAACAGGTAGATTTGCAAACTCAGCTAGGGTACAGATGGTTACTCAAGGGCCGAGAGGAGGAACGGAAGTAGACTATACTTATATGAAGAATCCATACCAAACTTTTGAGCCAGGTTTTAAACAAGGTAGTACAATGAGAGATCCTAGAAAGATAATTGGGGAAAGTATCAGAGAGATAGCAACGGCGATTTTAGGGAGACAACCTCATACGATTAGGAGAGTATAATGGACGCAACTACAGCAAGAAAATATTCAACG